AAAGGCAAGCTGGGCGTGGAGTCTAAGGACTCGATGCGGTCTAGGGGGCTAGCCTCACCCGACCGAGCCGATGCCCTTGCTTTGTGTTTAAGTGGTGGCAATGTTAACCTTGACTTGACTTTCCCCACCGAGCGTCCAACTTGGCGGATGTTAAGTCAGATCATGTCGGAGGCGAGTGACCCCGTTATGGCTGGCTTTGACGCAGGAGGATAAACACTATGAATATATGGAACTGGATTACCGCAAACTGGCAAGAGATTGTCGCCGCTGTTGGTGGCGTTGTCTTGGCCGCACGCATCATTGTTAAACTTACCCCCACCCCCGCTGACGATTCTTTCTTGGAAAAGATTGTGTCTTTCCTAAAGACAATCGGGCTAAATATCAAATAATCTTTTGTGCTGCGTGCAATCCTTGAGATCATCGCAGCCGTGTTTCGCATCATCCCAGGTTGGAAAGATAAGCGCACCCAGAACCTTGAAGGCGATTGGCGCAAGAACCGTGATGCTATTGACGGCGATCTGCCTGGTGAGTCTTGGTGGTTGCGCAACAACGACCCCAGTAACAAACACAACGGGGGCAGTTGAGGCTTTAATGCGAGATGAAAACTATTCTGCTGTCCGTACTGCTGATCCAAAAGTACGCGCTTGGGCAAAGCGTGCTTTACATTACGTCAACGATCTGTCATTTGAATTGAGTAGGGAGCGTAACAAATGAGCGATAAATACACCCGCCGCACTGAATATCACGACCGCATCATTGATAGCTTAAACCAGCGCGAGACTTGGGAGAACCGCCAGCGGTTGTTTTACCAAGCCAGATACTTTGGGGTTAGGCGCAAGACTAAACCTTGGCCTACCGCCGCTGACCTCCACGTTCAGCTAATTGACGGCGCGATTGAGAAGTTAAAACCTAGCTTCGTCAACAGCGCAATTGGCAATGACATCCTTTCCAGCTTCGTCCCGATGCGTCAGCAGTTAACCCCGATTACCGTATCTGCCGAGCGTTGGTTTGATTACAAGATGCGCGAGCAGTCTAACTTCCAGAAAGAGATTGTTTCGGTCATCGACAACTTGCTTCTCTACGGGCGTGGGTTAGCCAAGGTAGTCTGGAACGAGGACAAGAAGCAGATTGCCTTTGAGGCAATTGACCCGTTCCACGTGGTCGTACCGGCTTACTGCAAGAACTTGGCGGATGCAGATTTCATCGTTCACATCATTTCTATTTCAGTCGACAGCTACAAGACCAACTCGCTTTACAAGCAGGACAAGGAATTTGTCAAACGCATCAGCGGTAAGGTCAACGAATCGGTTGGGCTACGCAGCGAGATTCAAGATGAGATTTACAGGCGTGAGGGGATTACGCAGGAGTCGGGCAATGATACTATCATCTTGTGGGAACTTTACACCCCGTCCAAGGACGGCTGGAAGGTTGAAACCTACAGCCCGCTGGATGTGGAGACGGACGTTAGAAAACCTTTCACCTTACCCTACGAACACGGCGAACCACCTTTTGTCGATTTCCCCTATGAGTTGACAGGGGGCGGTTGGTACAGTCCCAGAGGAGTCGCAGAAATCCTCCTCCCTGGTGAGAACCTGCTCAACAAACTCAAGAACTCATTGAGCGACTACGTTGAACTGGCCAACCGACCCGTCTTTGAAGCACAGAATCCGATCTCGCTCAACACGGCAAATCTGAAGATGCAACCTGGGCAGATACTGCCCCAAGGCTTAAAGCCCGTACAATTTAGCCAACCACCCTTCGACTTCCAGCGTTTGATGATGGAGGAGAAGATGTCGGCTGAACAGCGCATGGGTCAGTTTGATATGGGTGCTAGCTCGCAGTACCAAATCTCGGATCGCAAGACTGCGACTGAGGTTGCCGCTATCCAAGCCCAAGCCGCTGCTTCGGGCGATCTGCGCAACCGCATCTTTAGGATGAGCCTGTCACACCTCTTTAGGCAGTGCTGGTCGCTTTATGTGCAGTACGCCAAAGAGGACTTGCTGTTTAGGTACGCTGAAGAGACTGGTCAGATGGTTCCAGACGGCATCCACGCTGAGTATTCGATTGAGCCAAAGGGCGGGCTGGACTTTATTAACCGCCAATTTGCTTTGCAGAAGTCAGTAGCGCGGATGCAGATGTTCCAAAATAATCCTTTCGTGAACCAAGGCGAGTTGGTAAAGTCGGTGCTTGAACAAGACGATCCCTCGCTGGTCCGCAGACTCTTCCAAGATCCGCAAGCCGCTTCTGGAGACCAAGCTGAAGATCAAGCGACTGAGATTGCAACGATGCTCGCCACTGGATTCCCAGTCGCAATCAAGCCTAGCGACGATCACAAAGCGCATATATCTGTTCTGTTCGCATTTAACCAAGCGGCTCAACTCCGCCAGCAGCCGGTCGACCAGAGTGCAATGCAAGTTCTAATGGCGCATTTACAACAGCATTTGCAGGCGTTGGAACAGATCGATCCCAACACATCCCGCGCTATCCAGAAACAGCTTCGTGATGCGGCCAAGGCAGACACTCGCCAGCAAGGGCAAGCGGTAGGGGCAACACCTACTGAGGGTCAGCCGATGCAACAGGCCGCGCCGATGCCTGCTTGATTAAGAACATAGAATTTAATGTAACCCCGCAAGAGCGGGTAAAGTTATTCTTGGACGATGAACAATTCGGCCAAGAACTAATACTAAAGTATTTTGCCATAGATAGCGTTTACGAGCCAGAAACATTCTTACTCTTTAAGCGTCTACTCAAAGAAGGCGATACCTTCATCGACATCGGCGGCCATGTTGGATTCTTTTCCATAGTATCCTCGGCACTGGTTGGCGTGTCTGGCAGGGTCTACACTTTCGAGCCAGAGCCTAAAAATTATCTGCACTTGTTACAACACATCCAAGTTAACAATTTGCGCAACATTACACCCCACTGCTGGGCAGTTGGCGATCAATCCAAGATGGTAGTGTTTAATCAAAACCAAGATTGTGATGGCGGTCATTCGCTGTGGGATTGCGGTAAGTTTGGAAACAATGTTAAGAGCCGCGAGAATCCAGTTAGGATAGCTACCTATATGGCATCCTTGGATGTAGAGCTTGCTGGCAGGGATCTGTCAAAATTAAAGCTGGTTAAGGCGGATGTGGAGGGGGCAGAGGAACTAGCCCTGCGCGGGATGGAACAAATCTTAAAGACGCACCAGCCGTTTGTTGTGGCTGAGATTCACGAATTTGGGTTACATCAGATGGGTAGCTCTGGACAAGCCTTGCGCAAGTACATGGAAAGTCTTGGCTATATTACTTACCTACTAGAAAAAGAAGAACCAGAATCCTTGGTTGGGAAACCACTTCCCAATAAAGAATTTGTCTATAACGTGTTGTTTGCCGCTAAAGACCTACCATGAGAAAACTCCGCGCCATCCTATCCTTTATCCGCCACCAAGCGTGGGTTAACGAGCCTGTGTGGAACAGCGAGGACGAGAAGGCGTGGACTGGATTCCTCACAACCCCCACCGGCCTAAAGTTATCTGCCATCTTGCTTAACCTTACTTTACGCAATAACGCTTCTGCCACTGAGAAGGATAGCGAGGCACTTGCGTTGGCTTGCGGGTATGCTAAAGGCTTTAGGGGATGTGTAGCGGTTCTCGAATCGCTTGCATCCCGAAAAACAAACTCGCCCATCCAGACCGACGATACGGATGGGGTCGAAGGACAGATCGTCGATTAACCTACTACTGGGAATGACTCCCCTGGTGGCAGTGTAAGAAAGGGTCAAAATGGCGGAATTGACTAACCTATCCGAAGCAGATGTATTGGCTTTAGCAAAAGCGGCAGATGAAGGCACGGAACTCGCGCCCACTCTGTCACAAGTTGAAGCGGTAACAGAAACTAAGGAGACGGCCAGCGGCGATACCTTGGAGACACCCGCGACTCCCGAAACCACCGAAACTAAATCCACATCGAATGATGTGGTGACGGATGAGGTCCCTAAGACTGAAACCGTATCAACCAAAAGTTCTTTAACAACGCAATCTGATGAATCCAAGTCGGAGTCGGCTTCCGAAAAGAAGCCAACACGATATGAGAAAGCAAAGTCGCGTCTTGAAAAGGAATGGGAAACACTGCGAGCAGAGAAAGCCAAGTTGCAGGCCGAGCGGGAAGCCGCCCAAGCCTCGGTTGGAAAAGCTGCTGCGCAGGAGAAACAAACTTCAACTCGCAAGTTTAGCGCGGAAGATTATCGGGAAGCAGCAAAGAGCTACCGTGATGAAGGCCGCGATGATCTTGCAAAACTCGCTGAAAACAAAGCCAGCGAGATTGAGGTTGAGTACAGGAAAGAGCAAGAGGAGAATGTCAAAGGCGAGCTAAAGTCCGCCTGGGACAAGAACCTTTACGAAGAGGTCGAGGCTAACCCCGATCTCAAAGACTCTTCCACCAAACTTTACAAGGCGGTATCGGAGATGCTACAGAACCACGCCATCCTGCGTAACTACCCAGCGGGGATTAAGGATGCGGTGGGCATCGCCAAGATTAGGCTTAAAGCGGAGTCCGCCTCCGATTTGGAAAAGAAGGTTGCAAAGTATGAGTCAGAATTGGCTCAACTTAGAAAGGCCACGACACCGGCAAGCGGTCAGCCTTCTGCACCCGCCCGACAGAAACAGTTTCACGAACTGTCCAGCAATGAACAGGAAAAGGAGTTGTTACGAATGGCAGCGGAAGCAGACAGGATGGGAGTTTGATAGGTTAGTGGTATAGGAAAAATAAAATGGCTAATGTTACTACAGGCTCTGTCTCTTCACAGTTTCAGGCCTTCTTCTCAAAGTCACTCTTAGAGAGGCAAATCCCCTTGCTCCAGATGGAGCAGTTTGCCCAAAAGGTTCCGTATCCGACGAAAACTGGCGGCAACAAAACCGTCCGCTTCTTCCGATTCGATAACCCCAGCATCGCTTCAATCATCTCGCTGTCGGAAGGCACGAGTCCTACTGCTGGTACGGGCGAGCGTCAGCTCACCCTCTCCACAGTCGAAGCCACGTTGGAACAGTTCGGATCTAGCATCGTCCTCACCGACGTATTGCTGGCCACTGAGCTATTCAATCACTTGGCCCAGGCTACTAAGCAACTCGGTGAAGATGCAGCTCTCCATGCCGACACCCTCTCGCACCGCGCGTTGGTGTTGAACACGACTGCCTCCACGACTGCTGGTACGACTGTCTCCACGTCGTCCTATGTGCGCTACGCACAGAACGGAACCAACGGAACCAACTTCCAAGCGGCATCCACGGCTAACGCCGCGATGACTGCCTTGGATCTTTTGGATGCCGCGACTGCCCTCAAGGTCAACCGCGCTCCTAAGATCAAAGATGGTTACGTCCTCGTTGCTCCTCCTCAGGTCACCCGTGACTTGATGAACGACGATGACTTCCTTCGCGTTTCGTCCTACAGCACCCCTGAAGCAATTTATAAGGGTGAGGTGGGCCGTCTTTTCGGAGTAGCCTGCGTCGAAACAACCAACAACTTAACGGCTGGTACTGCTGCTTACGGTGTAAACACCGAGGCAACCGGCTCCAACTACGCCAGCATCGTACTCGGTGGGCAAGCCTTCGGCGTGCCTCACATGACAGCGGTTGCGGCCACTGGCTCGCCTTACGCGCCTAAGGTCACAATCCTCGATGCTCCTGACAAGTCGGACATCTACGGTCAGCGCACCATCGCATCGTTCAAAACCTTCTATACTGCGAAGCAATTGAACCCTGCGTTCTATCGCGTTGTCTGGTCGAAGTCTAACTTCGCCTAAGTTATCTATATGGGAGCCATGCTAGTGATAGGTATGGGTCCTCGGAAAGCTGGGGAGGGTAAAACCTCCCCAGCCTCTTCCAGCGAGAAATCTATGCCCAAGGAAGGTCTTGTTCGCTTGCCTATGTCCATGCTTGAGATGGATGGTGGTGAAGGCGAGATGACCCCTCCAGAGGCGGGTGACTCGGTGGAACTCACTGGCACAGTCGAAAAGGTTGACGGCGATACTGTATTCGTCCGCATCAATGATGCGATGGCGGAAGCAGAGCCGATGGCTGAAGTAGATGAAGAGTCAGAGATGTCCGAAGAGGATAAAATGCGTAAGTTGGCAGAGGAAGCTGACGAGGAAAGCTACAGCTAATGCCGATCTACCAGTACACCGACACCCGTAACGGATCAGTCGTTGAACTGGAGAAAACGGTTGCTAAGAGGGATTCAGTCCCTAGCTATCTGAGAAGGTCGACTGTGCCACAACGTTTGACAGTATTTGGAACGGGAGAATCCCCGACCGATCCAACGCTGTCGAATACATCAACAATTATGAAGGGGTACTACAAACAAGAACAAAAACTTGGGAGTAGGTTCAAAAGCGACTTTAGCGCGGATCAAGTGAAACGTGCTTGGGGTCGCAAAGGAGATTAACTATGTCAGACATTAATGTGCGTAGGGAAGCACTGGCCAAAAGCCGTCCTTTCCGTCTTGATACAGCCAAAGAAACGCAAGTAGTTGAAATTACCAGCACAGCTACTGGCGGAACATTCAGCACGAATGCTACCAGCCTTGGCGCATTGTTGCTCAAAGTAAACGGAACAGCGGTAAAGATTCCGTTCTACACAGCGTAATCATGTCCCGCGCTTTAGATAAATTCCAAGGTGGCAACGGGTTTACCGTTGGCACTGCTGGAACTGCTGCGTCTGGCTATTGGGCAATACAGATGCTTGCCGACACCACGTTTACTACTATCAGCGGAAATTACGATGGTACGCTGACAGGTATATCAATTGGTTCCGGCAATATCATCTACGGCGAGTTTAACAGCTTTACGGCTGGAACTGGCCGAGTGATTGCCTACAAATCGGCCTAATGGAATTAGCAGTCAACCCGCCAAAGGTTCAAGTCCTTGGCGGGTGATTGCATTTTAATTATATGCCAAGACTATCCTTAGGATTGGGCGTGCAAGCCGTTAGTAAGGTTAAGGCTGGAGCCGCACCTAGCGGGATTCCTGTGGCGAGTACAAATACAATTATAGTTGTTGATACAGCTTTTTCTTTTAATGGCATTTACCAAAAAGAATCATCCACATTTTATAGAAATGAGGCTGATCCACTTATATCAATTGTTTGGGACTCAACGCAATGGACCTTGGCTAATGACGATACGGTTGTATATGTCTATGCAACCCCACCATCAAATAATATAAATTACATCGCAACCACTGGTTGGCCGACTCAAACACTCACCGCCGCTTGATGAACCACACCTAGCGTGTTAAACTAAAAAGGACAAATATATGGGCTGGCAAACTAACCGCATCTTGGAGACTATTGGCACTGCCACAGGCGGAACGCAAAGCATTAACTTTAACCTCGAAGCAATCGAGGCTTTGATGGTTACATTGCAGGCTGACGTTGCTGATGGCATTCGCCCGCCCAACGCCACAACTGGAGGAACTGGATCTACCGACTTTACTTCCACTAGCTACGGCACGATTGCAACGGCAAGCACTGGCAGGCTAGGATGCACCATCTTCAATTCTGGCCCAGGCAATCTCCACGTTATGCTAGGCACAGCAACAGCAAGCACCTCAGTTTTCACGGCCAGACTAAGTGCTGGAGACTACTATGAAGTCCCATTCAACTACACTGGACTGATTGGTGGTATCTTTGCCACGGCTGGAACTGCTGCAGTAACGCAGTTGAGTTAGGAGTAGGCGATGCCTCTCGTCAAGAACCCCAGCAACATCGATAACTTTCTTTTTTCCACAGGAAGAACAAGAGCATTTCGGGCTGGCATGGCTGGGTCTTATTTTAAGAATACTGGAGTTGGGAGTGCTGCTGCTGGTAGCAATACTATTGGATTTAATTTAAGCATAAACGCTGGGTCTGCTGCTGCTGGAACAGCGAAAGTTGGATATTTCGACCCAACCGCAGCACTAATGACAGCAAGTGCAGGAAAGATTGATTACTCAAAGAGAATTAGATTCTCAATAGGCGGGATGATGTACATTGGTAGCACAAATTCTGTTATCAGAATTGTATTTGGTGGTACTGGAAATTCAACTGACGCACCAGCAGCGGGAGCAAATGGACTCACAATCAAGGGATTTGGTGCTGAATTTGCGCTACAATCTGGGGTTATCCAAGCAAGGCTAATAGGATTTAATGCTTCATATTTAACCCCGACTTCTTACACCACGCTAACAAATGGATTTGGCCTTGCGTCATCTGATAATCGCTTTTTCGGTGTCGTAATTGAGTCGGACGGAGGTGGGAACATTAACTTATATGGTGCAGACTCACAAATTAACCCAGCAATAAACATAGGGCAGACTCCCTTGCTAACCCTAACTGGCGGGCCAACAAACGACACTAGCACAAATAGATTTGGGCCAGAAATTCAATGTTCAAACAATGCGAGCATAGCCCCAACAGCATCTCCATCAGCAATCTTACAAAGCACATTCTGGCTTATTGATGTCCAATAATGCCCCTCCTCCTCCTCGCCCTCTTGCTCTGCTCCTGCTCACCCAAGCCAGCGGACAGCAATGTACTGCCCCGCTACTCGGACATGGGTGCTGCGGAAGACGCTGGTAATGTCAAATGAAGCGGATTTACTCATGGATGCTACGAACTGGTTTACGATTCTTACTGACGGGCAACGATTACGCTTGTTTCAAAGAGGCGTGGAAGTGCGCGGAGGAAACCAACAACCGCTCCGTCGGCCTAAAATATATCGGCTCAGTCAAGCACCTCTTATCGGTCAACCGCTCGATCCGCAAGATGGTGCAGGACGGGCGGGATCGGGACGAGATTACCGCCGCCTTGGTTCACTTAGCCGTCAGCCTCAAATACTTGGAGAGTCGCAATGAGCAACGAGCAGATATCTGATTTGCGGGTCACTTTGGCTAGGTTGGAAGAGCGTCAGATCCAGCTTTTCTCCATGGTTGAAACCTCACTTGCAAACTACGCAGATGTTGCTAATAGATTGAGTGCGCTGGAACACTTGCGGACGAAGGTTCTGGCTGTAGCTGGAGTCGTTGGGCTGGCTTGCTCAATGGCCTATGATGTCCTAAAAAACCGCTTTTCTAACTAGGGGAACAATAAATGCCTACACTTGGTACACAGAACATTAGCACTAGCTATCCACAGCTTCTCAAGACCTTTGGGACTGGCGGGCTGGATGGCACGCTACAAGTCGTTACCGATGGGGATAACACCTCCTCGGCTCTGTCTGTGTCCACCTCTGGCGTGGCCAGCACCGGCACTTTTGAAGTGGTGGGAACCAGCCTGCTGACGGGTGCAGTCACCTTTGGCACTAGCTTCACCGCCTCTACTGGCACAGCCACAATTGGCGCAGCGGTTATTGGTGCGACTACCTTCACAACTGGCTTTACCTCTTCGACTGGCACGAATACTTTGGGAACAGCTACGATTGGCACAGCGTCAATTGGGACGGCTACGATTGGGACAGTTTCTGGCGCAACTATCTTTACCACTGGCTTTACCTCTTCTACTGGTACAAACACGCTAGGTACAATTGCCTCGACCACCTTTACCAGCACTGGTCTTGCGACAGTTGGTACTCTGAAAGTTGGTGCATCTGGTCCAAGCCTTACGGCGGTAACATTTGCAACCGCAGCTTATGCTGGCGCGACAGTATTGGATATTGACCACGTAACAACAGGATCGAATGTAAGCACTGGCACGCTTGCGGCATCTGGAGCTGTTCTTGGCGATATGGTTATTGGCAATATAAATTCAATTGGATCTACAACTGGAGCAACGCCTGCTGGATTATTGCAAGACTTTAGGGTTGAGTCAGCGGGTGTATTGCGTTTTACAATTTTCAATTCCACCCAAACAACCGGCACAATACCAGCGGGAACAATCTTCGCAACCGCACTAAGGTTTACGGCTTAATTTTATGGCAATGATAGATCGCAACTTTACCTTCGCAACCAACGGCACGGTTACTGCCAATGATTTGCACAACCTAATTGATTCAGCCACGATTTACCAGGATCTCATTACTGGCCAAGTTCCAATCACCAGCGTTGGCACAAACTATGAGTTATTGATTGCTGATGGAACTAACCCCAACGCCGCACCCAATGCGGTCACGGTGTATGACTTGTTTGATGACGCTCTAACCGCTGGCACTTATACCAACGCAAACATCAGCGCAGCGTTGACCTACGGTACTGCTACGGGAACTAGGTTGGTTTCCTCCAATGCTACAATCACGACTGGCACGATTACGACTGGGGTGATACCTACGTTAACCTCATCTACAGCCACATTTGGCACGACTACCTCAACAGCGGCCACGATTACCAGCGGAACGATTACTAACTTGGCCAGCACAATTGGAACGATTGCTACGTTAAATAGCACTACTGGGACGATTGCTACGCTTAACAGCACTACAGGCACGATTGTTACGCTGAACAGCACTACTGGAACTATTACCAATCTGTCCACCACCCTTGCTGGTGATTTCACAATCAGCAACGGAACTGGAACACTTGGAACAAGCGGGGCAACGGCTGGAACTTATGGAAGCGTTTCTGCAATCCCATTCATAACTGTTGACGCAAAAGGAAGAATTACATCGGCTACAACTGGAACTTTTTCAACAACTCCTGCGGATGGATCAATAACTCCTGCCAAGTTGTCGCAACCATTTACTCTCGCTACTGCCGTTGCCTCTACCAGCGGAACGGCAATTGATTTTACTGGCATTCCTAGTTGGGTAAAGAGGGTTACTGTAGTGTTTAACGGGGTGAGTATCAGCGGGACAAGCAACTACTTGCTGCAAATTGGTTCTGGATCGGTGCTTACCACGGGGTACGATTCGGCGGCTAGTAGCTTTAACAACACAAATGTAGGATCAACTATCGGGTTTATCCTAACGGCTGGAAATTTAGTAGTCGCTTCAACATTATCGGGCGCTGTAGTTTTGGCTGGGATTAACCTCTCAACTAATACATGGGTGTCTTCTGGCAATGTTAGTAATACAGTAAATCCGTCATCTAACGGGGCTAGTCATTTGTCCGGGGGCAATAGGGCTCTCAGCGGAGCACTAGACCGCGTCCGCCTCACTACAGTCAACGGCACAGACACCTTTGATGCCGGCTCCGTCAACATCATGTACGAATAATAATTTATGATAGCAAGAATTGAATCAAATTGCACAACTGGCGAAGTAAAATACTTTGATGAAAACGAAGTTGAGATTGATCCTAGTTCAATTTCCTCAAGCTAAATGACCCT